ACCTTGGGGCAACCCGGATGCTGGGCTATGCGCTCACTCTGCACGACTATGAGACGTGGGAAGCTGCGTCGGCAGTCTGGCAGGCGCGGCTTTCGCCCGAGGAGTGTGCAGCCATCGCATGGGCCGCTCTGCGCAGTCTCGATCGCGACCACGCTCTTGCCGTGATCGAGGCGGTTCTCGACGGCGCGGGCGCACCACTGCCCCCGTTCATCAACCCGATGGATGAGGCGATGTTCTGGGCCGACATTGCCAGCCCCGAGGAACTCCGGGCCTATACCCTCGCCACGTTCAACCGCCTGCCCCCCGAGGCTCAAGCCGACTTTCTGGCGCATGTGCAAAGGAGGGCGGCATGATGGCTGATGGAGGTTTCGACAAACTCGACGAACAGGACCACGCACATCAGGAAATGATGGGTCGCGGAAAGATCGTCAACGGACACTACTACGAGACAGGCGATTACATTCCTGAGCACGATCTGGCGAAAGAGCGGATGCTGAAAGGGGGCGCGAGCGTCACGTCACCCTATGGGGCCGGTATCGGCAAGGTCAAAGGAAGGCACGTTGATACCGGCAAATGGGGCGTGGCTTGGGCGGATGGCGTGTTTGGTCACCATCATGCAAGCGAGTTGACGGTAACTGCCAAGCGAAGAAAAATCACGCCCCCCAAGCCCCCGCTCACCTTCTTGTCGTATCAGGACATGATCAACCTGCCCGATCCTGAATGGCTGATCGAAGGTGTCATCATCGAGGAAACATCGGCGCTTCTGTTCGGCAAGAGCAACAGCTTCAAATCCTTTCTGGCGGTGGACATTGCGTGTTCGGTCGGCACCGGGCATCTGCATGGAAGCTGGCACGGCGCGACGATCATAGACGGCTCGCCGGTCCTATACGTCGCGACCGAGGGCGCGCTGGGTGTCGCAAAGCAGCGCATCCCCGGCTGGTATGAGGCGCATGGGATACCCGAGGAACACCGCCAAGGCGCGGTGACGCTCTATCCCCAAGAAATAGCCCTAGACGACGACAACGCGGTGAATGACTTGCTGCGGTCTTGTGCGATTGATGCGGCGAACCGTGAAGACGACGACGATTGGAGTGATCCGGCCTGCGCGTTCAAGCTGGTGGTGATCGACATTTTCGGCGCGTCGATGATGGGGCCGGAAACAAGCGATGAGACGGCGCGGGCATGGGTTCGGAACATCAACCGGATCATGCGCGAGATGAACTGTGCGGTCCTGACTATCGCGCACACCGGCTGGGCCGATGAGACACGCGCCCGGATGCATACCCATTTCTGGGGCAGCTTCGATACCCGCCTCAAAGCCGAGGGCGACAAAGACAGTCTCACCACGGTGCTCAGCGTAGACCGCCACAAGGACGCGGATAGCAGCGGGGAATGGGGCTTTCGTCTCGACAAGGTGACACTGCCGAGCGGTCAGACAACGCTTGTGCCGCGTCTCTGCGACGAGGTGGAGGTGAAGCAGAAACGGCGCGTCTCAGGCAAGCCTGCCGTGGCGCTGCAAGCCCTGTCCGAAGCCCTGATCGAAAAGGGACGGACCATCGCCGGGCCGAACTATCCATCCTGCGCTGTGGTCAGTCTGGAGGACTGGAGAACCATGTGCGGGCGTCATGGGCTAACCGATAGCGACAATCCCGAGACGCTCAAGAAATCATTCCAGAGAGCAAAGACCACGCTGATCGAAAAGGGGCTGGTGAAGCAATTCGACAACTACGCATGGAAGGTGGAAGCCGATGCATAGGCGGGGACAGACAGGGACAAATAAGGGACAGTCCCCGACTGTCCCCAGCGGGGACGGACAGGGACACCCCCTTATAAGGGTGTCCCCTGTCCCGGGGCCTTTGTCTGGGCCGTTGGCGGGGACAAGTCTGGTCCCAATGCCGGGCAGTTGCGGAAACCCCGTAACCGACGGTCAGAGTGTTAATTCTACACACACGGGGGGGCAGGCTCATGGCTAAGCACTCGACCCTCGCCAAGCGGTTCGCCAAGACGCTCACGGTTCCGACCGGGCGTTTGGCAGGCAAGCCGATCAAGCTGGCGCCCTATCAAAACCATTTCATCGACGGCGCTTTCGCGGATGGCATCAACGTGGGTGTTCTCAGCGTCGGGCGCGGCAACGGCAAGAGCACGTTGTCGGCGGTGCTGGCACTCGGGGAACTTGTCGGCGCATGGTCGGATGCAGCCGAGCGGGAAATCCTTATCGCGGCCAAGACGCAGCAACAGGCGCAAATCTGCTGGCACTACGTCGCAAGCCTGTCGCGGACGCTTCCCGATGAGATGCAAGAGCGCATCACGATCCGGCGGCAACCTCGTTTTGAGATACAATTCGATGATGAGAATGGGCCGCATATCCTTCGGGCTATCTCAGCCGATGGCAAATCGGCGCTGGGGTCCAGTCCGACCCTCGCAATACTTGATGAGCGAGGTCACTGGCCGCTTGCTCAGGGCGACGAACTGGAAGCGGCCTTGCTCACCGGCCTGTCGAAGCGGGACGGCAAAGGATTGATCATCTCGACCAGTGCGAGCAATGACCAGCACCCGTTTTCGCTCTGGCTGGATAGAAACGGCTCCGGCGTCTATCGCCAAGAGCACCGGCCCGAGCCGGGCTTGCCTGCCGATGACGTGGCATCGCTGATCGTCGCGAACCCCGGCACGAAATACGGGATCGGCCCGAGCCTTGAACGCCTCAAAGCCGACGCGGCTCTTGCTCTGGAGCGGGGCGGCTCTGCGCTGTCGCGGTTCCGTCTCTTGTCGCGCAATGAGCGGGTGCAAGAGGATAACCGGGATATTCTGATCGGTCTCGACGATTGGCTCAAATGCGAGGTGGACGCGCTACCGCCCAAGCGCGGGCCGGTGGTGATCGGTCTCGACTTGGGCGGCTCTGCGTCAATGTCGGCGGCGTCGTATTACTGGCCAGAATCCGGGCGTCTCGAAACCTATGGCACCTTCCCCGGCCAGCCGAGCCTTGATGCGCGCGGTCAGGCGGACGCGGTGGGTGATCTGTATTGCCAGATGCAGATGCGCCGCGAACTCACCGTCATGGGCGAGCGCACCGTGCCGATTGTGGAATGGGCCGAAAGTGTCTTGCGCCGGGTGGTGTCGGAGAACGTCGCCTGCATCGTCGCAGACCGCTTTAAGCAGGCCGAACTTGGCGAGGCTCTGGACAAGGCGGGTAATCATGCCCCGGTGATCTGGCGCGGTATGGGCTTCAAGGATGGCTCAGAGGATGTCGAGCGGATGCGCCGGCACGTCTTCGACGGCAAGGTGAAATCAGCCGAAAGCTATCTCTTGCGCCATGCCTTTGCCGAGGCGGTGGTGCTCACCGATCCGGCTGGCAACTGCAAACCCGCCAAGGGGCGCAGCATGGGCCGGATCGACGCGGCATGTGCGGCGATGCTGGCGATAGCCGAGGGCGCGCGGATGCAGTCCCGCCCGGCGGCAAGAGGGGGGCGCGCGCTATGGGCATGAGACATGGAACATGGGTCTATCGGGATCGTCGCTGGCCTGCCTTGCGGACGGCTGCAAAGCGGCGCGACGGCTGGGCCTGCGTCAAGTGCGGGTCTCGCAATCGCCTAGAGGTGGATCACGTCGCGGCGGTTCGCGACCGTCCCGATCTGGCCTTCGAGATCACGAATTTACAAACGCTTTGCGCCGGTTGTCACACCCGCAAAACGAGGGGGGAGTGCGGCGTTCCCGAACTTTCCCCGGCCCGTCTGGAATGGCGGAATCTGTTGCGCGACATGCGCACGAAACCTTCGAGCAAAGGAGAAACAAATGCTTGAATCGAAGAAACTGGAACTGCGCCGGTCTGAAATCCGGCAAGAACTGGCAACACTGGCCGCAAAGCCTGAGCCGACCGAGGATGAGGTGCGCAGCATGGAATCCTTGGACCGCGAATATCGCACGGCAGAGGTGCGCTATCGCGCGGCGCTGGTCAGCGAAGATCAAGAGCGCCGCGAGGCCGGGGCCGATCTGGAAACCCGCGAGGGCCGGGAATGGGATGATCTTGTCTCGGGCTTTGAACTCCGCCAAGCGGTTTTTCATCTCGACGAGGGCCGCGCCTTCACCGGCAAGACGGCAGAGGTGATCGACGAGATGCGCAGCGCGGGCGGTTATCGCGGCGTCCCTGTTCCTCTGGCCGCAATGCTGGAAACCCGAAACACGGTAGCGGCAGGCACTCCGAACCCGATGCAGACCATGCCTATCGTTGATCGTCTGTTCGCTCAGACTGTCGCGGGTCGCATGGGCGTTGCGACCATCAACATCGGTCAGGGCGAGCGAGAATATCCGGTCGTATCGTCGGCAATCGCGGCAGGCTGGGCCGATGGCGAACTTGCCAACGTTGCCGGGCCGACCGCCTTCACTACGGTGGACAAGAGCCTTGCCCCTGATAGCAACTTCGGGGTGCAACTGCGGATGAGCCGCAAGGCGCTGAAACAGTCCGGCGCGGGGCTGGAAGCGGCCATGCGGCGCGACATGCTCAACGCTATGCAGGTGGGGCTTGATAAGGCGGTGTTCCTTGGCTCCGGGGCCAATGGCGAGCCTTTGGGCATCATTCCCGGCGCAGTGACCTACGGCATCAACTCGGCGGCGTTTGACGCGGTGGCAAGCTGGGCGGCGTTCCGGTCTGCGGTGGTCCGGTTCATCACCGGCAATGCCGCAAGCGGTCCCGGTGATGTTCAGGCGCTGATCCGTCCCGAGGTCTGGGATACGCTCGACGGCATCTTGACTGGTGACGGGGGCACCCGCTTTGAATGGGACAGGATGCGCGAGGCAATGGGTGGCGTGGTCATGTCGCACAATGCACTCGACGCTCCGACGGGCACCCCAGCGGCGAGCACGGCGGTTCTCACAACCACGGCGGGCGGGCTTCCCCCGGCTTTCATGGCGCTGTGGGGCGGGATCGACCTGATCCGCGATGTCTACACCGATGCGCAATCGGGCGGGCTGCGGCTCACCGGGATCGTGACGGCGGATGTCACCGTGCCGCGCGGGTCTCAGATCGAAATCATCACGGGTATTCAGTGATGCTTTGGGGCGCAGCACAAGGCGGGCAGCTAGAGCTGCGCCGCGACGGGGGGGGTGTCCGGCTTGCCGGTCACTTCCCCTACAACTCTGAGGCCGTTTTGGGCGAGGGACCGGGCGGGCGTCGTATCGAGGTTATCGCCGCGCGGGCGTTCTCTGCCCGGATCGACTCGGGCGAGGATATTCACCTTCTCAGCGGTCACGACTTCGAAAAGCCTCTGGCGTCCAGATCGTCGGGAACTCTGGAAATCAGGGAAACCGAGAGCGGCGTCGAAATATCCGCAACCCTGTCGGATGCGACCACATGGGCGCGCGACTTTCTGGAGGCTCACCGGGCCGGGCTGATCAAAGGGCTTAGCCCCGGCTTTCGTGTCGCACCCGAAGGTGAGCGCATCGAGGCGCGGGGCGGTGATGTCCGGCGCACCGTGATCCGGGCCGATTTGTTCGAGTTATCGGCGGTCACTCGCCCGGCCTATTCCGATGCAATGGTGGAGGCGCGGAACTGGACGGCAAGCGACCATGCCCCCGACGCGGGTCTCGTTCGGTCGCTGCGTAGGTGGAGGGCCTGACATGGTGGAACTGATCAAGGAAACCGAGGCGATACCGACCAGCTATCCCAGCGTGACGCCATATCCGCACACCAACTTCGACGTTCCGATAGAACAGGATGCGCAGATCGAACCGGCGCTGATCTGGCAGCGGATCGAAGCCTATATTGCGCATCGCTGGACCGAGCGGGAGGTGGTCTGGATCATCGCGGCGGACGCGGGCGAGGAATGGACGCCACGTCTCACCCCGGTGAACTCGCATAGCGCCGAGCGGTGGGACGGCGCGGCATGGCAAGCGGTCACACTGCTAGACGGTCCAGAGGGCCTCTGTATGCCGTCAGGAGGGCGCTATCGCATCACGGCGAGCGTCGGGGCCGGTGATCCGCCCGAGGCCGTCAGGGAGGCGTTCCGTCGCCTGCATGAATACGCGCGCGGCATTGCGGAATCATGGCGCACCGAAACTGCGCAGTATCGCTCTGACACGTCTCAGGCCGTCGCGGGCTGGGCGGGCAAGGCAATTCAACTATCAGGCGCGGCGGACCTGCTGCGCAATTACAGGAGGGCCTGAGAATGGGCATACTCGACATATTCAAACGCAAGGCAACCGAGACGCGGGCTATCAGCCCCGGCTTTACTGCCGAGGTGCTCACTGCGCGAGAGTCGTATATCTCGGGGACCAGAGGCATCGGGGAGTTGACGGCGGCGGTGCAGGGCTGCGTGTCGCTCTGGGAAAATGGGCTTTCCTTGGCCGATGTCTCAGGCACCGATCTACTCGACCGGCGCAGTCTGGCGATGGCTGCGCGGGCGCTGGCGCTGCGTGGTGAAGCGGTCTTCGTGATCACCGATCAAGGGCTTGTTCCGGCATCCGATTGGGATCTGAGCACCCGCAACGGCAAGCCCCGCGCCTATCGTCTCAGCATTGCCGAGATCGGCGGCGGGCGCATCGAAACACGCCTAGCGCAAGAGGTGCTGCACGTCACCACGGGAACAGATGTCTCAGCCCCGTGGGCAGGGCAAGCCCCGCTCCGGCGGGCGCAACTCACGGCGAGCACCTTGGACGCAATCGAGCGCGCGCTCAGCGAAATATACGCGGATGCGCCTATCGGTTCGATGGTCGTTCCCATGCCGGAACAGCCGGACAAGGATAGCGAGACGCTGGCCCGAGGCTTTCGCGGGCGGCGTGGTCGCGTCCTGTTGCGCGAGAGCGTCACCGTCGCGGCGGCGGGTGGTCCGGCTCCGGCTCAGGATTGGAAGCCGCAAGACCTGACTCCGAATCTCGACGGGGCCAAGCTGGGCGAGGCGCTCACGGCGGCACGGGGCGCGATCTGCATGGCCTATGGAGTCCTGCCCGCGATGCTCAGCGCGAACACCACGGGGCCGCTCATCCGCGAGGGGCAGCGACACGTCGCACAATGGCAGTTGCAACCCTTGGCGGCGGCTCTGGCCCAAGAGGCGACCGAGAAACTTGGCGCTCCGGTCCAGATCGACATGATGCGACCGCTTCAAGCCTTCGATGCAGGCGGACGGGCGCGGACGCTCACGGCGATTGTGGGCGCCCTGGCTCAAGCGAAAGAGGCGGGCGTTGATCCGTCCGACGCTCTGCGGCTGGTCAATTGGGGAGATGCGCAATGACCGAACAAGAGGAATACTTTGCCGAGTTGCTGGGCAGGCTTGACGATGAATCTGTGGCGACGTTTACGCTCATCATGGAAGCCCTTGACCGAGGCGACAATGCGATGAGTGACGCGCTGCAAGCCTATGGGCTTATGCCAAGGCATGACGATCCATCGGCACGTTGCAAGGTGGACTATGACCTTTTGAACAGCATCAAGGCGATCTGCCCTGAGTATGAGCGGGTGCCTTGGGCGCGCGCTCTTTGCTTTGCCGTAGGGCGTGGGGATCAAAACAAGGTGACGGCGCTGCAAGACATTATGCGGCGGCGGGTGGCAAACTAAAAAGTTACAAACCCCGCGCTGTGGGGCTTTACAAGTCCCGCATCATGGTGTTTAAATAATCCCATACAGCGGGGCTTGATATGACCGAAGATGAAATGCGCGAACTGATTGACGACCTTCCCATGCAAATGGTGGAGGCTCAACGTATTTGGACGCATCCGCAATTTTTGGTCGCGGATGTATGCAAGATCACGGGCACGACACCAAAGGCGCTTGAACACTTCGTCAATCCCAAGCGCGACTTGGTGCGGCTTGTCGGGCCACATGTGAACCCCGGAACTGGTCGTCGCCGCGTTTTCACGGGCGGGCAGGTTCTCATGATTGCGGCGGCCTATGCTATGACGCGCATCGGCTTCCCCCAGCGATGGGTGCGAACTTTGGCGGATGATGTGGAGCGTCGCGCGCATTTCCGCTATGGCCCCCTTGAGGCGTTGGAGACGAATATGGTGTTGGTCACTTATCCAATGAATGAGGGCGAGGATTGGGCCGTAATCCGCCTTTATGACCAGCGAACCGAAGAACCCAACTTGCCTGTAGCCTTCCACGCATTGCAGGTGGATCGTCTGATTGACGAGGTGAAGGCGCAGCTTGAGTCCATAATCAATGATGAGGATATGCCGGACTTCACGGTTCCCGATCCGAAGCCAGAGCCGAACCCTTATAGCCCCGCATCCAATTTCTTTCGTGCATGGGAGAAATCCCCGTCCGGCCGGTGGGTATATGCGGGGCTGACCGAGGATGAAACTGACGAACTGCTAGAAATGCAGGGCAGCGAAATCCAAGGCGACGATCTGGTGATCGTCGGGGATGGATACCAAGGTGGCGAACGCTTCCGCGAATTAAACGACAAGCATGAGCGCGCGCGCCTTAAACTGTGCGGCATGGCGGACGAAGACGATGGCTAACCGCCCTGCCCCCT